CGGATCGTGTCAACTGTGTTAAGTTGTCACACGTAGGGATCCTAGCCATTTTTAGATGTGACATATTGTCGCACCCCCCTGCGACATTTTGTCGCACGTGTCCGGCGGGCCCACCCTTTACCCAAGTTTTAGACATAGACTTGCTAAAAAAAGAAAATGAGATTAAAATGCAAAATATAAACATTTTTAATGGGGTACCCCGAAAAATATTAAAAATGCAATAAAACAGAATGCTAAAAAAATTCTGCAAAAATTTTTATGGATCAAGATTTATTAGATAAACTACCACCTGACGTTAAGAAAGAGTTTATGAAGTATGCTATTAAGCTTACTGAAAAGAAAAATCAAAACAAAGTTAAAAACGATTTCCTATCCTTTGTAAAACAAGTCTGGCCTGAATTCATTGAAGGCGCACACCATAAACATATTGCAGATAAATTTAATAAGATTGCTACAGGAGAAATTAAAAGATTAATTATTAATATGCCACCAAGGCATACTAAATCTGAATTTAGTTCTTACTTACTTCCTGCATGGATGGTAGGTCGAAGACCTAATTTAAAAATAATTCAAACGACTCACACTACTGAACTCGCGATCCGCTTTGGACGTAAAGCTAAAACATTAATCGATTCCCCCGAATACCAATCCGTTTTCAAAACTAGATTAAGAGAGGACAGTCAAGCAGCTGGTAAATGGGAAACGGAACAAGGTGGTGAATACTACGCCGCGGGCGTCGGTTCGGCAATAACGGGTCGTGGAGCGGATTTACTTATCATAGATGATCCACATTCCGAACAAGACGCTTTGAATGCACAAGCATTGGAACGTGCTTATGAATGGTATACATCAGGACCTCGACAGCGTTTACAGCCAGGTGGTTCGATTGTTGTGGTTATGACAAGATGGAATACAAAAGATTTAACAGGTATGTTGTTAAGATCTCAAAAAGAATTAAAATCAGATAAATGGGAAGTTATAGAATTTCCAGCCATACTTCCATCAGGTGATCCAGTCTGGCCAGATTATTGGAAGCTAGAAGAATTAGAAGCTGTAAAAGCTTCGCTGTCCATTGGTAAATGGAATGCACAGTGGATGCAAAATCCAACGGCAGAAGAAGGATCTATCATTAAACGTGAATGGTGGAAGGTTTGGGATAAAGGTTATGTTCCACAACTTGAACATATCATTCAATCCTATGATACTGCCTTTCTTAAGAAAGAGTCTGCAGACTATTCTGCAATTACTACGTGGGGTGTTTTTTATCCAAACGAGGACAGCGGACCAAATTTAATTCTATTAGATGCCCATAAAGAACGATTGGAATTTCCTGAATTACGTAAGGTTGCTTATGAACAATTTAAATATTGGAATCCTGATACGGTTATTATTGAAGGTAAGGCTTCTGGATTACCATTAACTTATGAGTTGCGAAAAATGGGTATTCCTGTTATAAATTACGTACCTAGCAAGGGTAATGATAAACATGCTAGGGTTAATGCCGTTGCTCCACTATTTGAGAGTGGTCAGATCTGGGCTACGGAAGATAAATTTGCAGAAGAGGTGATTGAAGAGTGTGCATCGTTTCCTTATGGAGACAATGACGATTTAGTAGATTCAATGACGCAAGCCGTCATGCGATTTAGACAGGGAGGTTTCATATCGCATCCTGAAGATGAAAAAGATGAAAACAACTTTAGAAAAATTAACCCCGAGTATTATTAACCTATGCCAATAGCACTAGCTCTTCCTTTTGCTGAAGCGGCAGGTATTGCTGTTGCAGGTTTAAGTGCTGCAGCCATTGCTGATAAGGTAAGCGAATATATAAAATTAAATCCAGAAGATAGTATGATGATCTTAAAGATGATCAATCCTGCGTCTGCTGGTGAAGGACTATCTACTTTGTTTAAGAAGAAAGCAAAGACAGAAAAAGAAAAAGAACCTTCTATTGAAGATCTTGAAGAAATAGGTGAAGACTTATCTCAAGCTGATAAAGCTAAAGTTATGAAAGCTTATGGTAAATCAAAAGGTGCTGGCAAACGTCAACGAATGATAGACATCGCAAAGAAGTTAGGTTTAGCTGGAGAAGGAAAAGAAAGACAAAAAACTTTTGATGAGGTCGAAGGAAGATATGAAGATAGTGACTTTGAAGAAGAAAGAACAAAACCAAAATTTGATTATACAAAATTCTTTAAAGCAAATGGTGGTAGAATAAATTATGAAGAAGGTGGAATCATTAACAGTTTACAAAATATTATTGGACAAGGTTTAGAATACGGATCAGATGCAGGTAAATTTATTTTAGGTGCTGCAAGTGGTATTCCTGGAATTGGTTTAGGTATTACGGCTTTACAAAATTTATCAAATAAAACTTTTTCTAATTTACCTATTGGCGATCAATTATTTATTACTGAACAAATGGGTACAACAGATGATAACAAAGATGCATATGGTTACAACATAAGATCAATGTTTGGTAACTATGGAGATCTAGTTACAAAGAGAGCTCAAATGGCTGCAGAAAGACAAAGAAAAGGTTTAGAGCAAAGAGCTATTGATGAGTATTACACTAGATTAGAAATTGAAAGACAAGCTGCAGAAGCAGAAGCTCAAAGAAGAGCTGCAACTCTAACTTCACAAATGGCAGAATCAAATAGACAATCAGGCACAGGAGGATATCAATCTTCTTGGGGCGGTGTAGATAGTTTTATGAGTGGATCGGGTACAGCAGCTGATATGGGTTCTTTTGCTAATGGTGGACTTGCAACAATGTTTAGAAGAAAATAATGGATATTAAATATAACGAAATTTTAGGAGAATTTGTAAATACAGCTAACAATAAACGTGTTAGCCAAGAAGAACTATTACAATGGGCTAAAGAGAATCCTATGCCTATAGAACAAAAAATGCCAATGAGCTTTAAGTATGAAAATGAGTTTATTCAAAGTTTGACAGGCAAAGAAACACCTGATAATATGATGGAACAAGGTGTTGAAACAATCACAGAGAAAGGTTAAAATATTTCATGGCTGAAATAGATAAAGCATTACCCAATACTAAAACGACCGTTGAACTTCCTGGAGAAGTTGAAATACAAGAAGCTATAAAAGACGAAGCTGAACAGATTCAAACTGAAGGTGGACCTGTAGAGATTTCAATGACTGAAGAAGGTGGAGCAGAAATTTCTTTTGATCCAAGCCTTGCTTCAAAATCAGGATCTGAAGATCATTTTACAAACCTTGCAGAATTTTTAGACGAAGGAATTTTAGATTCATTAGGATCAAAACTTTATGATCAATACAATGAGTACAAAGAATCTAGAAGCGATTGGGAACAATCTTATAGAGAAGGTTTAGACCTATTAGGATTTAAATACGAAAGAAGAACAGAACCTTTCAAAGGTGCATCTGGTGTTAATCACCCTGTTCTTGCAGAAGCCGTTACACAATTTCAAGCACAAGCATACAAAGAATTATTACCTGCTGAAGGTCCAGTAAGAGCACAAATTTTAGGAGATGTTACAACTGAAAAACAAGACCAAGCAAATAGAGTAAAAGATTTTATGAATTATCAAATTATGGATCAGATGAAAGAATATGAACCAGAATTTGACCAAATGCTTTTCTATCTACCCCTGTCCGGCTCTACATTTAAGAAAGTTTATTACGACGATCTTTTAGGTAGAGCCGTATCAAAATTTGTTCCTGCGGAAGATTTAATTGTTCCATATAGTGCAAACTCATTAGATGATGCAGATGCAATTGTTCACGTCATCAAGATGTCAGAAAATGAATTAAGAAAACAACAAGTCTCTGGTTTTTACAGAGATGTAGATTTAGGAAATCCACCAATTAATCAAACTGAATTAGGTGACAAAAAATTAGAATTAGAAGGTATTTCAAAAGATGGTCAAGAGAATCAATATACTATTTACGAAATGCATACTGATTTAGATTTAGAAGGTTATGAGGATACAGATGAAAATGGAGATCCTACTGGAATTAAACTTCCTTACATTATAACAATAGCTCAAGCTAATAATACAATTTTATCTATAAGAAGAAATTACCAACCAACAGATCCACTTAAGAAAAAAATACAATACTTTGTGCAATTTAAATTTTTACCAGGCACAGGATTCTATGGCTTTGGTTTAATTCATATGATTGGTGGTTTGACTAGAACAGCTACTGCTGCTTTAAGACAATTACTTGATGCTGGTACTTTAGCTAATTTACCTGCTGGATTTAAATCAAGAGGTATTAGAGTTAGAGACGATGCACAACCTTTACAACCAGGTGAGTTTAGAGATGTCGACGCTCCGGGAGGCAATATCAAAGATCAGTTTATGACTTTACCTTTCAAAGGTCCTGATCAAACATTATTACAATTAATGGGAGTTGTTGTTTCTGCAGGCCAACGATTCGCGGCCATCGCTGATATGCAAGTGGGTGATATGAATCAATCCGCGGCAGTCGGTACGACGGTAGCATTATTGGAACGTGGATCGCGGGTAATGTCGGCCATACACAAAAGATTATACGTAGGACTTAAACAAGAGTTTAAATTATTATCAGAAGTATTTAAAACTTATTTACCACCTGTATATCCATACGATGTACCAGGAGCTTCAAGAGAAGTTAAGCTACAAGACTTTGATGATAGAATAGATATTTTACCAGTTGCAGATCCAAACATATTCTCTCAAACACAAAGAATATCAATGGCACAAACTCAATTACAACTTGCTCAATCTAATCCTCAAATTCATAATTTGTATCAAGCATACAGATCTATGTATGAAGCTATCGGAGTTAAAAATATAAATTCAATACTACCACCTCCTGAAGCACCTCAACCAATGGATCCAAGTTTAGAACATATTCTTGCAATTTCTGCAAAACCTTTTCAAGCTTTTCCAGGACAAGATCACAAAGCACATATTGATGCACATTTAAACTTTATGAGATTAAATATGGTTCAAAATAATCCAATGGCTATGGCTTCATTACAAAAAAATATTTTAGAACACATTTCTTTAATGGCTCAAGAGCAAGTTCAGTTAGAATTTGTAAGAGAGTTACAAGAATTACAACAATTAACTCAACAAATGGGTCCAATGATGCAAAATCCACAGATGATGCAACAGAATCCAATGCTAATGAGAGCACAACAAAGAATTCAACAGATAACTAATCAGATAGAAGCTAGAAAATCAATTTTAATAGCAGAAATGACTGGAGATTTTGCTAAAGAAGAAGAAAAAATCATGGGTGAGTACGGTGGAGATCCATTATTAAGATTAAAAGGCAGAGAATTGGACTTAAGAGCACAAGAAAATCAAAGACGAGAGGAAGAAGGCAAGGAAAGATTGAATCTTGATAAGATGAAAGCTATGATGAACCAACAAATTCAAGAAGAAAAGCTAGAACAGAACGAAGAACTAGCTACTTTAAGAGCAGGAGTGTCAATAGC